TGGACAGGTCGATATGGACGAAACCAAAAACTGGTTGTTACAAGACGACAACACTTTCAAGTATGATACTTATGAGTGGATTCCTGGTTTATTTAAGTGTTTCGATGAAGGAATTGTCAACGCCAGAGACCATGCCGTAAGAATGTCGGAACGATCCAAAAAGTCAAAAGATATCATCACTGTTAAAAACATCAGTATTGAGGTAGATAAAACTACTGGAGTTATTACAATGACAAACGATGGTAATGGAATCGATGTCGCTAAACATCCTGAATATAATTTATGGATTCCAGAAATGATATTTGGACATCTAAGAACATCTACTAACTACGACAAGACTGAGAAAAAGATTGTAGGTGGTAAAAACGGATTTGGGTTTAAGTTGGTATTGATTTATTCGAAATGGGGGACGATTGAAACAGTAGACCATATTAGAAAAAAGAAATATACACAGCGATTTGAAAACAATTTAGACGTAATTCAACCTCCTGTTATAAAAAATTGTTATACCAAACCGTATACAAAGGTCAGTTGGTTACCTGATTACAAGCGATTTGGTATCGAAAAACTCACTCCAACCATGTTTCAATTATTTAAAAAACGAACATATGATATCGCTGCCGTAACCGATAAACAAGTTGTTGTGAAATTCAATGGTAATGTACTACCAATCCGTACGTTTGAGCAGTATATCCATATGTATATTGGAAACAAAGACCAAACCAAACGATTATTTGAAACCTCTAAAAATGGACGATGGGAATATGCGGTATGCCTTAGTCCGGTAGATGAATTTACTCAAATATCATTTGTAAATGGTATTAGCACTACTAGAGGTGGGAAGCACGTTGATTATATACTAAGGCAGATTACAAGGAAAATGCAGACATACATCGAAAAGAAGAAGAAAATCAAGGTAAAGGAAAATACAATTAAAGAACAATTGATGTTATTCTTAAACTGTATCGTTGAAAATCCTTCATTTGATAGTCAATCTAAGGAATCCATGAACACTCCTGTAAGCAAGTTTGGAAGTAAGTGTGAAGTAAGTGACAAGTTTATTGATAAACTTGCTAAAATGGGTGTAATGGAGGCGGCAATTAGTTTAAATGAAATCAAAGACCATAAGGCAGCAAAGAAATTCGATGGTAAAAAGGTTAGGACTATTCGTGGATTGCCAAAGTTGATGGATGCTAATTACGCTGGAACTGCTAAATCTGGAGAATGTGTATTGATATTGTGCGAAGGAGATTCGGCAAAGTCTGGTATTATGTCTGGTTTAACCAAAGAAGACCGGAATTTTATCGGCGTGTTTCCTCTAAAAGGGAAATTGTTGAATACTAAAGATTTACCTCAAAAGAAAATCAATGATAACGTTGAAATAACTAATATCAAAAAGATTTTGGGGTTGATTACCAATAAGCGTTACGATAAGAAGGAGTTGAAAACGTTACGATATGGAAAGGTTATCTTTATGACAGACCAAGACCTTGATGGTAGTCACATTAAAGGGTTGTGTATTAACTTATTTCACAGTCAATGGGGTGATCTGTTTAAAGCGGATAATTTCATTGGATTTATGAATACACCTATTTTAAAGGCGACTAAAGGAAAGCGAGAACTTAGTTTCTACAATGAAAGTAAATATCAAGAATGGAAAAAGGCGCATAATAATGGTAAAGGTTGGACAATCAAATATTATAAAGGGTTGGGCACTAGCACCAGTAAGGAGTTTAAAGAATATTTTAAACATAAGCGTTTAATTACATTCTCTTATCAGGGTCAATCATCAGATAATGCGATTGATAAGGTATTTAACAAAGACCGCGCTGACGACAGAAAGGAATGGTTGGAACATTATGATCGCGACAATGTATTGGAGACAGACAAAAATCAAGTTCCTTACGAAGACTTTGTCGATAAAGAAATGATACACTTCTCTAAATACGATTGTGAAAGGTCTATTCCAAATCTAGTAGATGGTTTAAAAACTAGTCTTCGAAAAATTATGTACGCTGCTTTTAAGAAAAACTTAACCAAGGAAATTAAGGTTGCTCAGTTTTCAGGTTATGTTTCGGAACACTCGGGGTATCATCACGGCGAGATGAGTTTAAACAAAGCGATTGTTGGATTGGCGCAAAACTATGTTGGTGCAAATAATGTGAATTTATTGATGCCAAACGGACAATTCGGAACTAGACTCGAAGGTGGTAAGGATGCTGCGTCAGAAAGATATATTTACACTGAACTTAATCCATTGGTGAAATACATATATCCAGAACAAGATATGCCGTTATTAAATTACCTGAATGACGATGGGCATATGGTAGAACCAGATTACTACATGCCAATTCTACCCATGGTATTGGTAAATGGAGGTAAAGGTATTGGCACTGGTTACAGTTACGAAGGATTATGTTATAATCCCAAACAAATCATCCAATATATGAAAAATAAAATCAATGGAGTGCCACATGAATCTAATGTTGGCATCGAACCTTACTATGAAAACTTTAAGGGCAGTATTATTAAAATAAACAAGACAAAATATATGATGAAGGGTAAGTATCAGGTGATTAGTTCAGATAGTATTCGTATTACGGAGTTACCGATAGGTTCGTGGACGACCAATTATAAGGAGTTCTTGGAAACGTTGATGGACGATAAGAAAAAGAAAAAGAAACCAATTGTAAAAGGGATTAACGATATGAGTACAGATGCTATTGTGGATTTGATAGTTAAGTTTCATCCAAGTGTATTGGGCAAACTAGTATCAAAGCAGGTAGACGAGCATCACAATCTATTGGAAAAAACATTGAAATTAATCACTACAAAACAAACTACGAATATGCATTTGTTTAATCATAATCAACAGTTGAAACGCTACAATACAATATACGACATTGTTGAATCGTATTATCCAATTCGCGAAGATGGGTATGTTAGACGAAAGGAATATTTAATTAAACATTTAGAAAAGGTGGTTATGATATTGAGCAATAAAGCGAGGTTTATTAAAGAACAATGTGATGATATCATTGATTTAAGAAAGAAAAAGAAGCAACAGGTCATTGATTTATTGAAAAGTCGTAATTACGGTGTTATCGATGGTGATGAAGATTATAAATATTTAAGAACAATGACGATCGATAGTCTAGAAGAAGAAAATGCTGAACGATTGATGAAGGAACAAGAAAAAAGACAAAACGAACTAGATATCGTGAAAAAGAAAACAATTCAACAAATGTGGATTCAAGAATTGACTTCATTGGATAAGGCATATGAAAAATATAAAGTAATTCGCAAGACAAATTTATTTGGAGAATTCTCCGTGAAGAAGGGTAAGAAAATGAAAAAAGTACGTAAAAAGGTAAGTAAGAAGTAAGTAAAACATAATATCAATAAAATAATAACTTAATAATTTTTTATTATTTTATTTAAAAAAAACGCTTGGTTTCTAAAGTATTATTATGATACGTAGAAATTGGTCGTTGAATTGGCTTTGCCATTGTGCTTATGTCTCGCTTATACTTCATGTAACCATCTGCCTCACCATACACTTGTGGAACGGCATAATCACACACAAGTTTATTTAATTCAACAATTTGACTAGTAACATCACATCCATGCTTTGAGTTTTGTAAAAATATACTTCGCATAATAATTTTAAGAGTGTCTTCGTTCTGTTCTCCAATAGAAAATAAACCATTTGATAATTTATATACACCTGCCTTTATTGCGTTTTGTATTATTTTAATATTTTCTTTGGAAAAAAAAGCAACCGATAGCATGGTTGATGTGGTTGTTCCTGTGAGTGCTTCTCTAAAGTCACTCGTAGTTTCACTTAATGGTATTTGGTCGTATAGTGAAAATACATCTAAATTTGTTTTTCCCATAATATCTATTCGTCCAGTATTCGCATTGGTATTCATGTTAGTATTTAGGTTCATATTCATTTTATATATAAAATATAATATTTTATTATTTTATACATAATGGGTTTTCAAAAAACAGTTTTAATAGTTGCGTTAATTGTATTTTCATGCATGTTGTTTTTTATTGCTTTAGCCATGAAGGGTCTAAAGAAATCACAAAAATTTCCTCCTGAAATATCAGAATGCCCTGATTATTGGATTCGTGATAGTAATAGTTGTAAGCCAGGGGTATTCAATAGGGGTGCGAGTGGAACGACTGATGCATGCAAAATATACGACGGGTCTTCTGATAAAACGGTTTGGTCAGCAGATTGTGCTGTAGAATGGGATGGAGTTACTAATATAAAGTAGTGTTACATGCGTGTTACTAAATTACAATCATAGGATAATATAATTTCCATTCTTTATAATATGTTATAATATCAAATATTATCATAACATGTTTGGTTGTTCACTTTCTCTCCCTTTGTGTTTAATAGAAACTATTTATTCTTATATTCCAAATCATAATTTGTATTATTTGTCTAAAACTAATTTTAATATGCATGTATGTGCTTATTTTAATCATTGTAAGTTACTAAAGAATAATAGATTTTACCAAGACAAAATCAACAACACGTATATACGATATTTAATACGAAACGACCATCATCTTTTTATTAACTACTTAATTTCTTCAGAATCTTATATCAGTTGGACATCTATTAAACGATATTATTACAACGACAAAATGTATAAAACATATTTAGAGTTCTGTATTTACTTAGCAAACAGATACGAAAGTGGAAAAACAAAAGAACTATTGCGTTCAATGAATTTGTTAAAACAAAAAACTCGTCGCTAAAATAAACAAATTAACCGATAAATTAAATTAATTATTAATGTAATGATTTAAAATAGTAAACGTAGTAATACTAATGGATACTATCAATTTAAATAAAATCTTAGGGAGAGAAATTTTAGAAACCCAATTGGTCGAGTACTTAAATTATTTCGAGGAAAACAAAAACGATTTATTAACAAAACGAGGTATATATATATATGGTAATCCGGGCGTAGGTAAGACACAGTTTGTTACATCTATTTTGAAAAAGAACAATTACGACATTATTGCGTTTGATGCTGGAGATGTTCGCAACAAGTCTGCTATTGATAAAATTACAAAACATAACATGTCAGATAAAAACATAATGAACTTGTATTACAAAAAAAATAATAAAATAGCAATTTTAATGGATGAGATTGATGGGATGAATAGTGGTGATAAGGGAGGAATCAACTCGTTAATAAAACTAATGCGTCCTAAAAAAACACGTCGTCAAAAAAAGGAAGATATTACCCTCAACCCAATCATATGTATTGGTAATTACCATATTGATAAAAAAATAAAAGAAATAAGAAAAACAATAGACTGTTATGAAATTAAGACCCCTAATAATAATCAAATCAAGGAAATATTATCCAAAATATTAAATGACCAGACAATCATTCAATCCAACAAGATAGATATATTAACAAAATACATCGGAGGTGATTTACGTAAATTAAAGTTTATATATGATATACAGCATGTCAAAACTCTATTTGATAACAATACGTATATCAATCGGTTGTTTCAATCGGTTGATTATAACGATGATACGAAGATAATAACCAAAAAATTATTAAACAACCATTATCATATCAATGAACATTTCAAAATAATGAACGATACAAATCGCACAAGTGTTGCTCTGTTGTTTCACGAAAACATTATTGACTGTTTATCAAATGATAAAACAAATGAAAATATTGAATTTTACTTAAAAATATTAAAAAATATTTGCTTTTCAGATCATATTGACCGCATCACATTTCAAAAACAAATATGGATATTCAACGAAATGAGTTCGTTAATCAAAACATTGTATAACAATCATATATATCATATGGAATGTAATAATAAAACACCATATACAAGTGACAATGTTCGATTCACAAAAGTATTAACAAAATATTCAACCGAATATAACAATAGTGTGTTTATTCAAGACATGTGTCAAAAATTTAATATGGGTCATAAAGATCTACTTTGTTATTTTTACAACTTAAGAGAAACATCAAATTCTATTCAGGATATAATAGACATGTTTGAAAAAAAACAACTCATTAATAAATTAGAAACTGTTCGAATATACCGTTATATTGATGCTTGCTACCAATAGTTTAATACTAATAATATAAATAATTTAATTATATTATTATCTTATAGTTTAGATGTCATCTACGCAAGTTTAATACTGGTTTACAAATTCCATAAAAGCAGCAGAACTTCGTTCTCCGCTGTAATCTGCTATTTTATTGTTATTTTCATCCAACATCATTATAGTAGGATACCCTTTAACGCCTATTTTTTCAATCAACTCAGGGTCTTCATCTTTTTCAACCTTTCCAACATTAATATCCCCATTATAGTTATTTTCAAATTTATTCCATTCTGGCATCATTTTCTTACAATGACCACATTTTTCCCAATGAAACAAAATAAATTTTTTCCCATTTTTGTTTCCCATACCTTCTTTCATGATGCGTAATCCTTTTAAACTACTAAATAAAGCATCCAATAAAAAACGAAATGCAATAAATATTAATATATACACAACAATACGAGGGGCGATGGATAATTTTTGTATTAACTTAATTAAACCGGTTATTTTCATTATAACATAAGTAAATAAAAAAATTAATACACGACTATTTTATTGTATTATTATACTGTTGTATAAAACTCCAACAACGATTTGTCACGAATAAA